TCAAGCAGAAGCTATAGCTGCTGGTCTTCTTCAAATTGTACCTTTCGGTGCATCAGGAAAAGGATTAAAAGGTATAAAACAAGGTGCAGTATATGGTGCAGGTTTTAGTGTAAGTGAAACTTTTTTAAGAGATTTATTAGGTGATGATGTTACTCGTGATGAATACTTATTAAGTCTTGGATTTGGTGGTACTTTTGGTGCAGGTTTTAAAGGCTCTTTACAAGGATTAGAAGGTATTTTTAAAAAAGTAAAAGGTAAAACAAGTATTGAAGCAGATGCAATATTAACTAAAAAAGATAAAAAAGATATTGCAAAAGCAGTAAAAAATATAGATACAGTATCAAAGAAACAAAAACAAAAATTAAAACAAGAAGGATTAGATACTGATAAATTAGATGATGAAATAAATAAACAAAAATCAACAGACAATGTTGTTACAGAAACTAGCACCGAACAAGTTTTAACTTTTACTGCACCACCAAAATACGCAAAGACAAAACCTAGATATGGGTCAGGAAGTTTAATTTTTGAATCTGATTTTGATAAATTGGCTTGGTCCTTAAGAAGTAAAAGAGTTAATAAAGCACGAAATGATAGTGAATATTTACAAGTATTTATAAATCAAGGATTTTCAGAAAACCAAGTACGAGTTCATGGTGATAAAGTACATACAAAAATTAAACAAATAGTAAAAGAATTAACTGGTAGTGCTAGTGCTGGTGATAATAATCCAAAATTAAAAGGTTTAAATGTAGAGATACCAATTTTAAGTGATTTTTCAAATAAAGTACAAACAAAGTTAAATAAAATACCAAGCAAAAAAAATGCTGTTGATTTAGGAAATAGACAATTAAATCCACAAAAAATGTCTATGTTGGGAGATTTAAAACCAGAATCAAAAAAACTTGTAGAAGATAAAATTAAATTTAAAAAAGATGCAGGTGGTTTTGCTGGTGCTGAAAGAAAAACTTTTGCAGAAACACAAGAAGGTGCATTATCAAAGATGGTTGATGAGGAAGGAAAGATTAGTATTGATGAAGAAAATATGGAATTTTTTGATTTATATACACAACAAAAAGCTTTTATAGAAGGTAAATTACCAACTGATGAAGAAGTTACTATTAATAGACAATCATTGAGAATAGCAACTGAACGTGTAGGGAAAACAGGTCAAAGTATAATTGATGCTATTAAAAAAACTGCTGGATCAATGACAGATGCAGATAAAAATTTAAGAAGAGATGCAGTAAAACAATATTCAAAAGCTCAAAGAGAAGTAGATAATTGGCTTTCTCGTGGTACACTTGCTCAACTTAGAGTATCAAGAGGTCTTAAAGCATTACAAATAGAACCTATAGGAGGTATAGAAGGTAAGACACCAGCAGAAGTAATGAAGATGACACCAGCACAAAAAAAACAAGCATCAAAAATTACTTCTGATATTTCTCCTAATTTACAAAGACTTCTAGATGCAGGTGAAGATTTAGAAAATAGATTACTTGCAGCTTTAGAAAAAGGAGATGAAACTGGCGATTATTCTGGGTTAATAAAAACTGCAACTGAAAGTGTTGAAGCTGCTGGTGATCCTATGAATATGGTTAAATTACAAGGAACTGGTGGAGTAGGTAAATTTTTAGAAAACGCTAGTTATACAAGCAGAGTAATAAATGAAATTGGTATCAATGGAGTATTGTCTGGACCTCCAACACAAAGAATAAATTTTGAATCTGGATTATATAAAACTTTTATAGAAACTCTAGAAAATTTTGTTGGTGCTTTAGATGCAGAAGGTGGATCTATGATGATTAGACCAGAAGGATTAGAAGCAGCTAAAAGACATTTCTTTGCTTTGTTTTACAATATGGATTTTGGTTTAAGAACATGGAAAAGATCATTTGATATGGAAGATAATTTTATAAACGTTGGTAATTCTAAAGTAGATACTGGCAGAAGATTTGTTATTTCTTCTGATGAACAAGGTAACTTTGGTAAATTAGTTGATAGAGGTAGAAAGAAATTTAATTTAATTTCAGACGAACAACCATATATTCCTTTTAATGCTACTAATGCTGCTGGTAAAGGAATTAGACTTCCAAGCAGACTAATGACAGCTAATGACGCATTAATACAAACTCCTAACATAATTGGTGCTTCTGCTTTTGAAGCGACTATAGAAGGTATGAGAAGAGGTTTAAAAGATCAAGACTTAAATGATTATATTAAAGGACACGTTGATGGAATAATTCAATATCTTGTTAAAGGTCAAGAAGGACCATTAGGTAGATTAAAACCTTTAGAAGGAGACACATTTTTTAGAAAAGGTGTAGGTCCAAGAGAATTTATTGATGATCCTTTTACCGCTAAAATTTTGGAAAGATCAAAAAATTTTGGAAAACAAATAACATTTACACAAGATATTAGAGGAAGTGCAAAAGATACAGTTACAGATTTATTAGGTTTATCAGCACAAGCTGTAAATGATTTAGCTATTAAATATCCACCAATAAGGACAATGTTTAAATTTACAAAAACTCCTACAAATATGATAAAAGATGTTATGAGGTATATACCTTTTGCAAATATTCCTTTGAGATTTGGTGGTGAAACAAATTATAATCCATACCTGTCTTATATTTTGCCAGAAATTTTAGCAGATCTTAGAAGTCCTGATCCTTTAATAAGACAAAATACAAGAGGTGGAATTTTATTAAGTAATGCTATTGGTACAGTTTTAAGTATTGCAGCTTACAATAATATTCTTAAACCAGTAAATGAGTTTATAAGTTCTAGTGAATATGAAGATATGGACAGAATCCCAAGAACAATCGTTACTGGTGGTGGTCCTAATTATTACACAGAAGAAGGTGCTGCTAAATGGATTTCTTTAAATAAAAATGGTTGGTTGCCATACGCAAGAGGATATTTAATGTATGACGAAGAGGGAGAAATAATGTTTGGTGATGATGGTTTGCCTAAATATTTATATAAAACTTATGAAGGATTAGCTGAACCAGCCTTATCTCTTGTAAAGCTGTGGGTAGATTTTCATCAAATGAGTGAATACATAGAAGACGAAAATTTGTTTGAACAGTTTATTTATTTTTGGAATATTGTTGTAGGTAGAAATTTAACTCAAAAAACTTATTTACAACAGTTTAGTGATACTATTGATTTATTTGCAGCAGCACCAGAAATAGGAAAAAATGTTGATCCTGATGAAAATTTAAATTATGGAGCAAGAAAATTTATCAACTATACAGGAAGATTAGTAACCTCATCTGTTATTCCTTATAGTAGTTTGTTAGATGATTTAAACAGATTACCTTCTAATTTAATATCGCATATTTTTCAAATAGATGAACGTGAAGCACAAAGATTATTAAAAGAAGGAGATGAAGGATTTATAAAACTTTTTGGAAATATACCAGAGATTTTAGGTCAACCAGAAGTAGGAAAGATTCCAAAATCTACTATAATAAAATATTTTGCAAAATTAGATACAAGTATATATTCTGGTGATACAACTGGTTTAGTTCGTAATATTAAAAATTTAAGATTTTTAAATAAACAAGATGATCTTGATTTTACAGATTTAGACTACAACGAAGCAAATGCAGCAATACAAATATTAAGTTCAATTATAGATCAAGCAAGAGATGTTGTACCTAGAAATTTAGGAGGTAATTTACCTATACAAACAGAACATATAACTGATGATGTAATTACACACCCACAACGTCAAGCTCGATACGATTTGTTTTCTAATGCTAAATATAGTATGAGTAAAAACAATCCAATATATCAAGCACAATATCTTATAGGAAAATTATTACCTCCTCCCTCTGATGTTATTAGAGGAAGTAAACTTAAAAATTTTGTAAATGATCCTCGTTTTAAAAGTGATTTGTTTGTTCCAATCAAACTTGATAAAACACAATATGGTTTATTAAAAAGATATATAAATAATGTTCCTATAGAATATGGTGGAACGTCATACACTTTACAAACAGCTTTGAACGCATATCTTAAAGGTAAATTAAAAGCACCACCTAAACGTGGATTTGCTTCTCAAGATTTTAGATATGATATAAATAAAGAATTTATAGAAAAATATGGTTTAAGAAGTGGCAAAGGTCAAATAGCAGCAAAAAATATATATTATTCATTGAATAAATTAAATAGAGAGTTTATATTAAGAGGAACAGAAGAATATTTAAAAAATGAATTTTCTATTGAAGAATTAAAAAATCGAATAAAAGCAAAGACAGATTTGCAAGAGAGCTATAATAATGAAGTAGATTCTTTAGTAAATCAATTAAACCCTAATAGATTTTAATCATGGCTACTAACACCACAGCTACAGCAACGACACATACTGGTAATGGTAGTACCACTAACTTCGCAATATCTTTTACGTTCTTAGCCAATACAGAAATAGATGTAACAGTAGCAGGTGTCTTAAAAACATTAGATACTCATTATACAATTAGCGGTTCAACGATTACCTTTACTTCTGGTAACATCCCTGCCAATGGTGCTGCTATAAAGTTTC